ATCTGGATAATCTTTGATCATTTTTTCAAAAACTGTACGTTTAATGAGCATCATTCCTGCAGGCCCATTATTAATTTCGACCAAGCCTCCTTCAAAAATTTTAACATTTTTAGGGTCTTCAATACTAACTGTGTATTTTGTGATGGCAGGATCATTTGTTTTAACTCGGTAAGGTGTACAAATAATATCTTTTTGAGAGATTAACATTTTAAGAACACACTCCGGTTCAAATTCTAAATCAGAATCTATAAATAATAAATAATCTTCATCCCGTTGTAAGAATCTTGCAGTTAAAATATTTCTAGCATAGGCTACGTACGGAGATTTCATGGTATTTAATTCAAACTTAAGACCCGCTACAGTAAGTTCTTTAACTAATTTTAACATTGAAATCATGGTGTTAATTTTAACCGAGTCGTAGCACGGCATCGCTATATGTATGGAAGGTTTATTCATCTACAAATACATCCAAAAAAATCTCCACTACCATCATGCATAACATGAGCATTAAGAGTTTCAGTATACGTTGTTAGTTTTATTCTTAAAATATCACAGAGATTAAAACAATTTACTTCAGCAGTCAGTATTATACCTTCCATCATCTGTTTTGTCACTGGAACTAGATGATACATTCCATCGTCTAGAATTATTAATTCCATTCCACTCCTTTATAAGTTTATACCAAAGCTCTTTATCCTTTGGATCTTTCATTTTATTCCATCTTATAGCTACTTCGTTAATCTTCTTTAGCGTCATATCTTTTGGTCCCCCACTTAACTACTTTCTTAAATTCATTTCCATGAACTTCTAGTTTTGCAAAAGGTTTCCAAGTTTCTTTCATTATGTTTAATTCTAAAAGTAACACCGACCATTGTTTGGGTGTAATGTTATTAGAACTAATCGTTACTTTTCTTGTCATTTTTTACTGCTTCATAAGCATGTGTTTTAATATCTTTTTCTGTATTCATAATGGTTAACATATCAATTCCACTATATGCTTTCGCATAAGCGTTATGACTAACCGCTATAGTTGCGCCAGAACTTAACATGGCAAACTCAGTGCATCCGGTGCAAACCATCAGCGTCAATAACAATGGAATCAGCTTTTTGTTCATCAATTTCTCCTTGTGAATCACACATAGGACATTGTACTACTTTGTCCACTGGATTTTCTACACTCTCCTTAATTTTAAAATAACCATTACCACTACATCGTGGGCAAATTATTTTTTTAGTTGCCTTGTCCATTAGGTTTGACTTTCTTTACTTTCTTTATTTCTTTTTCTACTAAATATTCAATAGTCTTTGATAAAGACAAAGGTACATCAAATATTGCTTTACTTAAAACTCCGACATCACTATATGTTTTTTTAGATAGTGAAACGTTTTTAAATCTTGTTATGTCTGTCATAATATTCTCCTTAATTGGGTTCGAATATAATATGGGATAATATATAAGTCAAGGGTAAAATGATAAAATTTACATTAATAATATGGGTGTGCTCTTTTTTAGGGCAACAAACCTGTATGGCTCCTCTTCAATTCCCTAAAATGTTTGATAGCTGGTATGAATGTGCCAGACAAGCCCATAAGGAATCAGGCCAAATACTATCCACCATGGGGTATAAAGCTGTTAATGAGTCTAGAATTGGAATTAAATACTACTGTCGGCCTGTAAACACCACTTGACTTCCTTAAAAGTGTGATATATTTATCACAGTATATTCACACCTTCTTCTTTCTGCCTCTTTATTCTTAAGGGGCAGGAAGTCACCTTCCCTGGCCAACGTAAGGTTTATAGTTACGCTTTTCAGATTTGTTCATGTTTTTTTTGTGACGGCCAATCTTCTTTCTGGTTCTCTCGCGATAGTTATTTACTCCGTAAAGACCTTTCTTAGCCATTAGGATTGTCTATCTTCATATTGTAGCGAAATTTTTTTGGATCTGTTACATGTGGAATATAACTAATCTTTCCATTAACCATTTGTCTAACATCAAAACCACACGTCATGCATCGATAGATGCAATTAGTCCAGATAGAAACTAATACGGTTTCATGTTTACAATGGGGACACGTACCATTTACTATTTCCGCATTAATCTGAAGATTAGAGCTGATGCCAGATTTCTCAACTGAGTCATCGGGTTTAGAATTATTTTTAATAATCTTTTTTTCTTTTTTAAATATTTCATTATAGTTTTCCTTATATTGTTTTGTGGATACTCGGGATCTCCCATCCCATTGTGGTTTTTTCTTCTGAGACATTAGTAGAGATCGGTCCATTCAGTATCTTTGATAGCTGAATTATCTAAGTGTGGTTGCTTTATTATTTCTTTAGGGTCGGCCTGTACTTCTACTCCCTCTTCGTCGTACTCATCTCGAGGAGCTCTACCAATAAAAAAAGATTTTAGTTTTTCTCCAGTTGGTTGAGGTTTAGGCACTATTACTGTCTTCGTTATATCTATCGGTTTGACCATGTTTTTCCTTCCTTGAGTATTTGGTTTTATCTTTTACCACACGTTGTTGATAACGTCCATCACTTAAATCTTTAGCAATTGGGTTAGATTTTTTGCGTCTTTTTTTAAGGAAAAAAGCATATGCTTTTTTATTCACTAATATCTACTACCATATTCATCGTTTTCATAACCATGTTCAATTACACGTAGAATTCTAGTACGGGCTTCAGTCTGTCCTTTTTCTTCTACGTATTCGACTTCAGCTTTAATATTGGGACCGCAGGCAAATTGAACGCGCTCGGGCTGGATCGTGCGCTCGGCGATCCTCTTATTTTTTAAGCAGTCACCCATGGATTTTTGGTAAGTGTGTTCTACTAATTTACCATCCATGAACATGCAAAGTGCTACGCAAATAATTATTTCGCTAGGCATTAGTGTGTACCTCCATTACTAAATTCTCTTTGTTTATCTTTTAATTTTTCTACATCTGATTGTAGCTTTTCTACAGCTTTAGTTAAAGCCTCTATATTAACTGCGTTGTGCAACATACCATCAATTCTTTCCTGTTGCTTGTCAGTTTGTTTATATAATTCTTCGATGAGCATAAATTGTTCTGAGTCAGCCGGAAGACTGCCTACAGTAACCCCCTCGGCCACTTGATACGGAACTCCGTATTTTCGACCAAATCTTTTTCCATGATTTTTAATTGTGTTGCTTGTTGATTTAATTTTTCTTGAATTCCGAAAAAAGCCCAGGTCCCGATCGCGACCATCGCGATGAGGCTAGCTACCGTCTTCATAGGCATTTGAACTTTTGCTTCTTCTGAAATTGATAAAGGTTGTTTACTCATTAAATACACTCCAAATAATGTATATAGTATAAATATGTAATTGCTGCAATAATTAGTAGTCTATAGCCCCAAATCATCATTAATCCTTATGTTTTGTGCTTCCCCAAATAATTTTGTATTTAACTTTGCCTCCATCATCTCCCGAAGTATGATCTGTGGGTTCGGTTATTTCTAAGGAATGTCTTGCTCTGTTTTCACATCCAACTAAAAGAACCAGAGCCAAGGCTAGGCCAATTATCAAAGCCTGAACTGCCTTCTCAGTTATTCGAATTCTTTTTCTTGCGTTTCTTCTTCTTTGAAAAAGCTTTAAAGTCCTGTACTTCATTTTCAATACCTGATACCTTTTCTTTAAGAACTGCAACATCTGATTTAAGCCCAACTGTAGTAGTTAGTGACCAACCGGACAGGGCAATAAGAATAGCCAAAAGTGCAGTAATAATCTTATCATTCATATTAATTACAATTATCTTTGCTTAAGTCTATTGGTACTTCTTTAGTAAACCAAATCCAAGAAGATAGTTTAGTTCCATCTTGAGTATAAGTACATTTTGGCCCAACTGTGCAGGCGCTTAAGGCAAATAAAAGTGCTAATATTAAATATATTTTTTTCATTTATTGACAACTTTCACATTCATTTGTGTCGTCAATGACGACACCACCACCTTCATAGGTAGAGTCTTCTTCTCTACTGCCACAGTCACAGTTAGTGCATTCTTCCTCACTACCTGCTTGTGTGCAGTGGCACATTTTATTACATTTTTTACACCATCGTTCCGTCATTAAACAGCCTTCCTACACTCTGGACAAGATTTTTTATATCTTGAGTGTTTCCCACAGTGTTTTAATACTAGTTCGGTTACTTTTACCTTTGTACTAAAAAATTTGTTCCACAAAGATTTAATCCATTTACTCATTTTTCTTTTCCTCAATATCGTAGAAGAATCTGTCAGTGTCTTCTGTTTTCCACTTACCTGTGTCTTCAACATTCCATTCTGAGGTTTGCACTTTCCAATCAGGTACTTCATCCTTAACAGTAAACGAAGGAATACTCCATATAATTCTATTGTTGGGTTGTGCTGCATAATTTCCATCCTCTAGAGCGAGAATGTGGGCGCATTTATGTTCATGCGGTATTTCAGAATGATCTGTGTCTACTATATTACTCTCTGGGTGTGCCCAGTCAACTGTAAAAAGATATGCACCCGGGTGGGTTTTCTTATCTTTTCCAAAAAACTTTCCAGATTGTCCGTCTAGGATATCAAAAGAAGTAACGCTAGGATAGTAACTGAAGCAATTCCATAGCTCCAGCTCATCAAGCCTATATCGAGGAACTTCTTTTGCATCAAAGCCTCTTTGTATGAATGCAGAGATCGGTAACCGATAGAATACAGCACCGTTTTCCATAACTGCGTGAAAGAGTATAGGACGCCCTGTAATTGATGCCAGGCCAAAGATAATGCAGTCTTCCACTTCTCCATGATGTTCCTTGAGATCATAGAGATATTCTCTCCTGATCTGTGCGTAGGTCACAGGAATGTTTGCATTCAAATAGGCCATAAGTCATATAATCCTTACAGTGCTGCGATTATCAAAATTACAACTACAACACCTGCACCGATCACAATTTTTCTGTGATCTTTCCACATGTGTTGAATTGCTTCTCTTATCATTTCCATAATTATCTCCTTAATGTATGTCACCCCAGTTTTTACCGGATTCGTAGTCTACCTTGTTAGGTATCTCCAAGTCAACTGCAGATTCCATAATTTCAATTATACGTTTTGCTTGTTTATCACTTTCTACAGAAATATCTAGTTCATCATGTATCTGTATATGAGGTATAATTCCCTCTTTATACAGTTCTAACATAGATTTTTTAGTCATATCTGCAGCGGATCCTTGAATTAATTTATTTAAAGCTTTGTATGTATATGCTCTTCGAATACCTGGTCCATGTTCCTGAACTGCTTGTTCAAATGGTAATGCTTTATGCATACCAAAACTATTTGGTTCCCATAAATGGAATCTACAAAGTCGACCTAGTAAAGTTCTAATCTGTCCTCTGTGTTGAGCTCTATTAGAAACAGACTTCATTAAACTTTTAACAAAAGGTACTCTGTTATGGTAAAGAGAAAAAAGTTCTTCTGCTTTTTCTTTTGATACTCCTAGTTCAGCTTGAAGTTTTGCTTTACCCATTCCATAAAACAAACCTAAATTAATTGTTTTAGCCTGGTTTCTTGGAATTTGTGCCATCTTAGCCACAATTGTATGAAAGTCTGCGTCGCCTTCGCTATAGGCATTTTTAACATTAAATACACTTGCGTCTTGATCAAGGGATGCATAGTGAACTACGAGTCTTGGTTCTTGTTGATTGTAGTCAAAGCATCCCCACTCGCAATTTGATTCTGGAACGAACAGGGATCGAATCAAAGGACCTAAGTCCTTATTACGAGCGGGAATTTGTTGTAAATTTGGGTTTGAATATGAAAATCTGCCGGTCACAGTTCCGCCACTATCTGACCTAATTTGATTTATATCAGCGTGGATTCTACCTAAATGTTCATATCTAATAATAGTATCTATAAATGTAGTATGGGCCTTGTTTACTTCTCTTGCTTCTGCTATCATCTTAACCAAAGGATGTTCATGATTAGAAAGAAAGTTTTTTGTAAATGAAGGAGAGTTTGTCTTTTCGGTACGGTCAAAAGGTAGGTTTAGTTTTTCAAAAACTTTGGCAATTGATCTTGCTGCCCATATTTGAATGTCTTGGCCTGTTTCTTTTTTTATTTTGTGGAGTAACATTTCTTCTTGCAATGTTAGCTGTCGCTTCACTGTATGAGCTTTGCTCACGTCCACTTTCACTCCAAGAAATCTCATGTCAACCAGACAAGGAAAAAGATCCGTCTCTAATTCAAAAATAGATCCTAGATCCTGGTCGCTTAATTCTTTTTGCATGACCCTCCATAAAGCTAAAGTTAATTCTGCATCACGTTCAGCATAGTTACCTACATACATTGAAGGAAGTTTCCACATATCTGCTTTAGGATCTACTCCCCATTCTTTAGCCGCGTTAATTAATTCTGTTTCATTTTTACCTCGACCAACATAATCCCAACCTAATGATCCAAGATCAAACCTAAATCTATTTTCATTTACTAAGGATGCTGCAATCATGGTGTCGTAAATATTTCCATTTATTTTTATTCCCATCGCTCTAATCCAGCACACATCGTACATTGCGTTGTGAAAAACTTTATCGGCAGGAGATTGACAAATGTCTGTAAACCATTGAATTACCTTACTTTTTTCGAGGTTACCTCCTCCTTCATGATCGAATGGAAAGTATCCTGAGTAGCCATCAACAGCCACAGCAATCCCTACAACTTTTCCTCTTCCTACCACTGCACCTGACCCTAGTGTTTTTAAATCTGGATCATGTGTTTCTAAATCTATTGCAATTGTATTTGCTTGTCTTAAGTCTGGAAATTCATCGGGCTTAACCCATTCGGTTTGTGCTTCAAACATTATTTAGTTCTCTCCTTGGTTTGTCTTACTGATTCTTGATATGATTCTTCTAATTCTTTTTTTTCTTTCTCTGCTTCTTCTAAAAAATCTTTTGTGATTGTGTAGAATGTATACTTTAAAGTTAATTCTTCTCCACTAGTAATATTTCTTAATGTAACTAAATTCCATTTATCCGTAATAGAACCTTCGGTTCTCATTTCTACTTTAACGCAATTAGCATTTTCATCACAATTAATAAAACCCCCTAAAGGAGTTCTAAAAATAGTTCCATCAACTTTTATATGAGTAGTTCCAAGATTAGTTCCTTGTGCTATGCCTGCGGTTGCAAATAATCCTAATCCACTAATTAAAGAAGGTTTAATTGTAAGTCTTGGTGGTAATGGGTTATACATCAGAATAATCTCTTTCAATAATCATTTCAATAAAGTGAATTGCTTTTTCCAAATCTTGTCTTTTTCCTTTCAACCTGTGTCTCAAGATATATTTTATAACGCATCCTTCAGGATAAAGCAACTCGTTTTCAATTACGAATTTACTTGGCTGAATTTTAAATTTCTGATAATGTGATCCGCCAATTTGTTTATCATATGGATTTTTCATATTTTAAATTCCTTTAATTTGTTTTTGCATTTTATTAAAAATAAATTTTCCATAGTTCGTGTAATTCCCACATACCAAACCCTAAATTCTTCTTCTTCTTTTGCTTGAGATTTTTTTGATCCTTTGATAGTATTCGCCGTTTGATTTAAAAATAAAACTACATTAGTTGCTTCGCCCCCTTTAGCTCCGTGAATCGTTGAAACTTTTATTCGCGCAGGCTTAGATAAATCTTCTTCATTAGCAATCATCGCTTTCATGTATTCTCGTTTAGAAAGAGGAATATTTTTAAATGCTGTCTCCCAACTTAAATTAATATTAAAATTTGTTTCTCCTGTTATCTCTTCTAACCTTTGTCTTTTTATTTCTGGAGGAGGTAGTCCTTGTTTAAACTCATTCCACGTTTTAATATCTTCAGGTAAAGTTTTTCCTATACTATTCCCTTGTGCTGTATTAAAATATAGCCCTTTTCTTTTTAGAAAAGGAGGGATGGGCTTCAACAAAGATTTAGTTCTTGTCAATATTAACCAGTCCCCTTTAGTCATATCAATGTCATTTATTTTATATCGGTGATGAATACTTCCTGGAATATCTTTGGGTAAATAATTTTTGGGTATACGGTTATAATAAATTCGATTGATAACCTCTAAGGCTTTTTGTTGAATGAGACTTGGAACTCTTTGAGATTGATCTAATAAAATTTCTCTTCCTTTCCATTTAATAAAAGAATCTACATCGGCGCCAGCCCAACCAAAAATAGCTTGATCATCATCACCTGCTATCCATACATCACAACCCGTATCTTCTTCTATTTTATTAATCATGGCCCATTGAATTAAAGACAGATCCTGGGCTTCATCCACAAATATAACTTTAAATTGTGGTAGTTTTAGTTTGTCTTGTTTTAAAAACTTAGAAATCATGTCAGTAAAATCTATAAGTTTATATGTTTGTTTATAATTATTTATTTCTTTTTCAATTGCAGTGATTTTATCTCTCGTGATCCAGGTTAAATGTTCATTCAGATCAAACTGATCTTCCACTGGGATTTGTTTTACTCTGGCTAAGTTAATTAAACCCAAGTATTCACTATCGGATGAAAAGATTCCGTTAAAATTATTAGTTTCATACGCTGCATATTTAATTTGAATGCCACAACTTTCTCCAATCGCAAGATAATTTCCTTCTTGCATAACGTTTTCTTCTTTTAAACCAAGATTGTTAAAAGCTAATGAGTG